CACTCCTGCTCCCACTCCTGCGCCGGCGCCGTTCGTCGCTCCCGCGCCGGCCGCTGCGGTCGTCCCGTTCCCGGCCGCCGCTGCACCCACGCCGGCCGAGCAGAATGCGACGGTCCCCTTCACGAACAACGCGGGCCTGAAGGCGTTCATGGTGAAGATGTTCAACGAGAAGGGGCCGCAGTTCGGGCAGGTTCTTGGGCAGATTCTGGCCAAGTACGGAGTCAATGACCCGGCCGAAGTCAGCCCGTCCAATTTCGCGGCGATCTACGCCGACATCGTTGAGGCGGCGAAGTAATGGGACACGCCCTCCTTTCGCCGTCTGCACGGCATCGGTGGGCGGCCTGCCCCGGCTCCGTCCGGGCAACCGCTCACCTTCCCGAGACCCGCTCAGGCGAAGCCGCCATCGACGGGACCCATACTCACACCCTGCTGGGCCATTGCATCACCAGCAAGTGCAACCCGATCGTCGGCCTGGTCCTCGACGACCACGAAGGCAAGTTTATGGTGGATGCTGAGCGCGCTGCCCGCGTGCAGTTCGCGCTGGACTACATCGCCGAACGGACTGGTGGCGACGAGCCCTACAGCATCATGTCCGAAGTCGATCTGGACCTGAGCATCCTGACCGAACGCAACGACTTGAATGGCACCGCCGACGTGGTGATGGTCACCCGGCACGGGCTTGAGATCATCGACCTGAAGGACGGGTTCAAGACCGTTCAGGCCGCGGGCAACCTGCAGCTCGAGCAGTACGCCCTGGGGATCATCGGAATGGGCGGGTGGAAGTCCGGTCCGGTCCGCATGACGATCATTCAGCGGGGAAAGGTCGATTACTTCGACACGACGGTCGAAGAGCTGCTTGCCAAGGTTCCCGAGCTGATCGCCCAGGCCGCGGCAACGGACGCGCTAGACGCTCCGTTCAAGGCCGGCGGGCACTGCATGTACTGCCGGCACTCGACCTGCTCCGAGCGCGTTGTCGGCGCCCTGGCGCAGTCCGACATCTCGTTTGGACCGATCGTCGAGATTGCTCAGCAGGCCTCCGACATCGAGCCCAACGCGCTCACTGACGACAAGCTGCGCACGATCATCGAGTCGGCGCCGATGATTCGCCAGATGTTGAAGGCCGTGGAAGAGTTCGCTCTCGAGCGCTTCAAGCAGGGCAATCCGGTTGCCGGCCTGAAGATGGTTCGTGGCCGCGGGATGCGCTCCTGGGCCTTGCCCGAAGAGGAAATGGCGGTTAAGCTCACCCGGATGGGGCTGCCCAAGGGAGCGCTCTGGACCACCAAGCTCGTGTCACCGGCGCAGATTGCGAAGGTCACCTGGACCAAGCGCGATGGGACCGAGCACAAGCTCGCACCGCGGCAGCTCACCATGCTCGAGAAGGAGTACATCACGAAGTCCGAGGGAGCCCTGACCGTAGTTCCCGAGTCCGACCCCAGGGTCGCAGAGCAGACGGTAGCGGTCGCAACGTTGTTCAGTCCCACCCAGGCGCCGGATATCCCGGCCTGGCTTTTGTCATAATTCACGAGGATCAAGAAATGAGCACCAACGATACCACGATCATGTTGTCCAACGTCCGCCTGTCCTTCCCCGGCCTGGTCGATCCGCGCGCCAGCGTCGAAGGCGGCATCAAGAAGTACTCCGCCGACTTCATCATGACGCCCGAGCAGTTCGGGCCGTTCTGGAACGTCGTCAATGCCGTCGCTCAGGCGAAGTGGAAGGAGCAGGCCCAGCCGGTCCTCGCCATGATCCAGGGCGACCGCAAGCTGCGCTGCTACGGCGCCGGCCAGGAGAAGATCGACCCCAAGACCTTCAAGCCCTACATCGGGTATGAGGGCAACCTCTACGTGTCGGCGAACAACGCGAACCAGCCGGCGATCATCGGCCCGAACGGCGCGCCGATCGACGCATCCAACACGATGGCGGCCCGCGAGGCCGCGCGGAAGTTCTACGGCGGTTGCTACGTCAATGTGGCCTTGAAGCCCTGGCCGCAGGAAAACAAGCATGGCCGCGGCATGCGCTGCGAGCTGATCGCCATTCAGTTCGCGCGCGATGGCGAGGCCTTCGGTGCCCCGCCGCCTGACCTCACCGGCATGTTCGGCGCCGTCGCAGCGCAGACCGGAGCTTTCGGCGCTGCGCCCGAGGGGGCCGTCCCGGCATTCGGCGCCGCGCCTGCGCCCGCATTCAACCCGTTGGCCGCCTCGCCGTTCTTCGGGTAGTCCATTACTCCGTGGTGGGAGTCCTTTCCCCCTGCCTTCGGGCAGGGGACTTTTTCCAAGGAGAGGAATGGAAATGCCTGAGATCGTCGAGATCAATGCCACCTGGGGCATCGACCTCAATACCTGCTGGGTGTATCGGCGGGGACAGAACGGCGGATGGGTGAAGCATCACCGCCTGACCGTCACTCACACTGAAGAAATCGCCCGCAACTACCAAACCGCACGAACCGCATAGGAGAATCGCAATGAAGAAGAAGCTTACGTCACTGATCTGGCGCACGGCTCAGGGAGAGCAGATCGCACTGAAGGACCTGAAGACCGAGCACCTGCAGAACATCGCTGCACTGTTGCAGCGCCGCAAGGAAGCGTTCGACAATTTCACGTACATGGTGACTGGCTTGACGATCGACCCGATCAAGTACAACGATGTCCTCGTCACTGACTGGCTCAAGGCTATCGGCAAGATTCTCGAGAAGCGCTGCACGGCGGAGCGCGAGGCTGCCGCCGAAATTCTCAGCCGCCGGTAGGAGCTGTCATGCCCCACCGTCTGATCTACGACATCGAGACCTATCCGAACTGCTTCACCTTCACCGCGGTTCCGAAGGACCTGCCCTGGCTGGTCACCACCTTCGAGATTTCCGCCAGGAAGCACGAAGGGGTCAAGCTCGTGGAATTCCTGTTCAAGTTGTATGAGCAAGACGCTCAGATGGTGGGGTTCAACAACCTGGGGTTCGACTACCCCGTGATTCACCGGCTGCTGGCGGCCGGCGGCAAGCTGACGGCGGGGCAAATCTACGACATCGCTATGGCGATCATTCGGGCCGGGGCCGACGACAACGACGACAATCGGTTCGCCTATACCGTCTGGCCGTCTGACCGCAAGGTGCAGCAGATCGACCTGTTCAAGATTCACCACTTCGATAACAAGGCCCGGATGACGTCGCTCAAGGCGATCGAGTTCGTCCTACGGGCTGAGACCATTCAGGACCTGCCCTTCCCTGTCGGCACGATGCTGTCAAGCCGCCAAATGGACGAACTGTTGGCCTACAATTTACATGACGTATTGATGACTCGCGAATTCCTGTTGAAGTCCGAGGCGATGCTCGAGTTCCGCCAGGGGTTGATCGTCCGATATGGCGACAAGAAGGACTGGTTTAACTTCTCCGACGTGAAAATTGGCAAGGAGTTGTTCCAAATGCGTCTGGAAGAGGCCGAAATTCCACTCTACGACTACAGTCGGCATGGTCGCACCCCGCGCCAGACCCGGCGGCCAGAGATTGCCATGGAGGCCTGCCTCCCGTCCTACCTGCGCCTCGAGTCTCGGGAGTTCTCTTCCGTCGCGCACTGGTTGTCGAGGCAACGCATCACCGAAACCAAGGGCGTGTTCAACGACCTGAAGGTGGGGTATCGGGGACTGGCTTACAAGTTCGGTACCGGCGGCATTCATGCGTCGGTCAGCAACCGCGTCTTCGTGTCCGATCAGGAGCGCGTGATTGTCGATATCGACGTGGCCGGCATGTACCCGTCGATCGCCATCGCCAACGGGTACTACCCCGAGCACCTGGGACCGAAGTTCGTCGAGGTCTATCGGGAGATCGTCGCAGAGCGGGCCAAGTACCCCAAGGGCACCGCTGAGAATGCTGCGCTCAAGCTCGCTGGCAACGGCGTCTATGGCGCCTCGAGCGACCCGTACAGCGTGTTCTTCGACCCGCTTTTCACGATGAAGATCACCCTGACCGGCCAGCTCTCGATCGCCATGTTGATCGAGCATCTCACTGCGATTGAGGGGCTCGAGGTAATCCAGGCGAACACCGACGGTATCACGTGTCAGCTCAATCGTTCGGACCTGACGAGCTTCGACCACATCACCCGCCAGTGGGAGACGACGACCGGGCTGACGCTCGAGCGGGCGATCTACAACCGCATGTTCGTCGCCGATGTGAATTCCTACCTGGCCGAGTACGAAGACGGCAAGGTCAAGCGCATCGGCCGTTACGAGTACAACCTCGAATGGCATCAGGACCATTCTGCCCTGGTCGTGCCGAAGGTCGCCGAGCTGGTGCTCTTGAGGGGCGCGCCCATCCGGGAGACGGTCGAGACGTGGCCCGAGCTGCTGGACTTCATGATCCGCATCAAGGTGCCACGTTCGAGCAAGCTCGTGCTCGATCGTAGCATGGGAGCCCTCGAGCAGATTCAAAACACGACCCGCTACTACGTCGCCCAGGGCGGGTTCGGGCTGATCAAGATCATGCCGCCGCTCGCGAAGACGCCAACTCACTGGCGGCATATCCGGCAACAGGCCGGCTGGCGGGTCTGTGTCGCCAACAACATCAACGATGCAACGCTACCCATCGACTACGACTTCTATGTGCAGGAAGTCGAGAAGCTCACCCTCGGAATGCACTAATCCACAAGGAGAAACCACCATGACCAAGACCATCACGTACCAGGCCATCCCCTACCCGCTGCCGCCGCTGGACGCCCTGGCGCTGAAGCAGGCCGGTAGCAACGCGATCGCCGCCCGCGCCTCGGGAGAAGCCTACCGAGCCAGGCTCGCGACGCTCTGCACCGTCGAAGCGAACCTCCGCCAGCGGTTCGGCGTCGAGGTCACCCGCGAGCGCTTCCTGCCTATCGGGGTGGGAGAGTGAGCAGCGTCTGGACCACCCGGACGCGATGGGGATCGGACCTTCCGGCAACCGCTGAGTACCCCGCCGACCGCGAGGCCCGCGAGGCCCGCGAGAGGCGGTTGCCGATCGACCAGCGCAACTACGAAGAGCTGCGCCGCCTCGCGAACAAGGCGGCCAAGCGTGTCAGAAAGGGCGAACTGTGAGCACCCCCTACTTTCCGATCTTCCCGATCCACAAGGTCGATGACCCGCTCGAGAAGGACATCGAGGCCGCGGTAAAGGCCTACGCCAGCTCGAAGGGCATCTACTGCCGCAAGTTCAGCAGCCCGAATCACATCAGCGTGCCGGACGACATCTTCATCTATTCGGGCAACGTGTTCTTCGTCGAGTTCAAGCGCAAGGGGAAGCTCCCGACGCCGGCGCAGTCCCGCGAGCATACCCGCATCCGCGAACAGGGGATCAAGGTCTATGTCATCGACAACGTGGCAGATGGCCGCAAGCTCATTGACGACGTGATTGAAGAAGAGAGGTTCTTCCGTGCGGACGACCGCTGATCTGTTCGAGTACCAGCGCCGGGCGGCCAACCATCAGTGTATCAACGCCTGCAGCATGCTCTGGCTCGACATGGGCCTTGGGAAGAGTGTGGTGACGCTCACAAGCGCCGAGTTTCTGCTGCGCCAGGGCATCCTTCGGGGTGTCCTGATCGTGGCCCCTCTGCGCGTCTGCAGGCTCGTCTGGAGGCAGGAAGCGCTGAAGTGGGAGCACACTCAGCGCCTGACCTTCTCGATGATCACCGGCAACGTCGATCAGCGCTCGCGTGCCCTGATGACGAAGGCGGATATCTACCTGATCAACTACGAAAATCTGACCTGGTTGTCCGCCGTCCTGAAAACGCACTTCATCGGCAAGGGCCGGCCGCTGCCGTTCGACGGGCTGGTGTGGGATGAGATCACGAAGGTCAAAAACAGCACCAGCAAGCGCGCCGCGGCGGTCGCGGAGATCATCCGGTCGTTCCGCTGGCGCACCGGCCTCACCGGGTCGCCGGCCAGCAACGGCTACAAGGACCTGCACGGGCAGTATCTGGTGCTCGACGATGGAGCGCGCCTGGGCCAGAAGAAGACCACCTTTCTGGAGCGCTACTTCACCAAGAACGGGTATGCTTACGAACCGCACGAGGACGCGAAGGAGGCCATTCACAAGAGGATCAGTGACATTACCCTCGAAATGTCAGCCTCCGACTACAACCCGCTGCCCGATCTGATCATCAACGACGTCCTGATCGACCTGCCGCCAGAGCTGCGCTCGAGGTATGAGAAAATGGAATCGAGGATGTTTCTGGAACTCGACAGCGGGGAGGGCGTCGAGCTGTTCAACCGGGTCAGCCTGATGAACAAGTGCCTGCAGTTCAGCAACGGGGCGGCCTACCTGGTCCCAGGCGAGCCGCTGTGGGAGGCCATCCACGACCTGAAACTGGAGGCCCTGGACGACATCATCGCCGAGGCCAACGGCAACCAGATTCTGCTTGCCTACGCCTACAAGATGGACGCCGAGCGCATCATGAAACGCTACGCTGCCCTGCGACCCATCAACCTGACCGAGTGCAAGAGCGAAGCCGCGTTGAACAACGCGATGTACCGCTGGACGACCGGCGATTGCCAGTTGATGATCGGGCACCCTGGGAGCATGGGTCACGGGATTGACGGGCTCCAGGCGGCCGGGCACATCCTGGTCTGGTTCGGGTTGAACTGGTCGCTTGACCTGTTCGATCAGTTCAACGCCCGCATCCGCCGGCAAGGGCAGGGGAAGCCGGTCATCTGTCACCGCATCCTCACCGTCGATACGGTCGATGAAATGCAGTCGGCCGCCCTGTCCGCCAAGACGACCACCCAGGAGTCACTGCGGAAAATCATCAAGGACTACCGTCAGAAGAAGGCGCTTGACAGCAAGTCAAATAACCATTACATTACCGAGAATGACCAACTGTTCTGACAAGGAGAAAGAGTAATGAGAGACAACGACGACATCCCGAGGATCGTGCGTTTTCGCGACGAAGAGGAAGAAAACGACTACCTCTTCAACGTTGTAGCGTTGGCCTGGATCGGGTACATTCTGATCCTGATTTTCTTCGGAATGTGGATTTTCGTATGACCCCCTGGGAGATCGTCATTGACCAGGCGCAACGCTGCCACTACGATGGACCGTCTGTGCCAAAGGCATCGCAGCACTACGTGCGAGACAAGCTCCGGGAGCACATGACGAGCGTCCTTGAAATCCTTGAGGGCGGAGTTCCAGCGTCACTCAAAGAACTTGCCGAGGTCTTGGGTCTCAGCAAGGATCGGACCGGCCGCATCCTTCGCGCCATGCTCGAAGAAGGGACGGTAAAAATTGTCCGCAAGTCGGCGCCCGAAAGCCGGTCGCCTTTCATTTTCTACACAACCGCAAGTAAGGAGTAATACAATGAAGTCAAGAATCATTTCCGTCCTCGTTCTTTCCCTGTTCGCCGGGGCCGTCTTCGCAGATCAGGGGCAGCTCCAGGGACAGGGCCAGCTCCAGGGGCAGCTCCAGGGGCAGCTCCAGGGTCAGCTCCAGGGTCAGGGTCAGGGTCAGATCGGGATCGTGGCCAACTCGACCGACATCAGCAACCGCATCTCGAACGACAGCCGTGCTGCAGCTCTCGGGTTGGCTCGTTCGACGTCGGCAACCTCCAGCTCGGCGACGAACGCCGGCAACACGGTGACGATCAACGAGTCGGCCATCCCCGCCGACACGACCAGTCGGGTCACGCAGCGCGGTACGATCACGGTCAAGAACACGCCGGAGCTGACCATTGCGAACGTGCATCCGACGGCGCCTTGTATCATCGGTGTTAGCGCTGGCTTGTCCGGTCCGGGGTTCTCGTTCGGCGCCGGCGGAGGGTACGAGGACAAGGACTGCTCCATCCGCGAAACCGCTCGCAGCTTCGGCGCGTTGAACAAGTACGACGACGCCCTGGCTATCCTTTGCACCAGCGCGCACGCGGCGGCCGCCCCGTCGTGCAAGGCCCTCAAGGCCGAAGCAGCCGCTGCGCCGAAAGAGGAAGTCGCAACCGCGCAGTAATCAGTTCCGCCGGCTCCTACTACGAGGACATAAAATGGATGCGTTTGTCATATTACCGGACGGAAGCGCCATTGATATTGCCTCGTTTCCGCTGCCGGCCGACCACTGGATATACGCGCCACGCTGCGAACAATGGGACCGCGAACGGGACACGACCGCTGATACTCCTATTCCGATCTTGGATGACACGCAACGCGAAGCAGTGAAGGAGGCACTACGATGGGCAATACGTGGCGCCACGATGAACGGCACCGAAATGAACTTTGACCCGGACGCCTTGGTGTTGAACACAGTGTATGCGCTCTGCGGACCCTGCCCGCATCAACCGCTAACCCTTCCGCCGACTCCCGAAGTAACCTGACCTGAAAGGAAAGGGAGCTGCATCGGGAAAATGCAGGGAGTCGGCATCAATCATCAAGGAGAAATCATGGGCACCAAGTTTGCCTGGAGTTACGACGACGAGGACTACATCGGGAGCTACGAAGACCCGCAGACCGCATTCGACGAGGCAGTCGATGCGGTCAATGCGGAAGACCGGCCCGAGGTCATCTACGTGGCCGAGATCATCGACACGAAAGAACGCCTGATGAAGGGGTACCGCCTGGCGATGGCGAACTCCGTAATTGACACCCTCGAGTCGATGCTTGACGACTTCATCCCATCGGACTACCAGATCATAGAAATGAACCTGAAGAAGTTCCCCGAGACCGCAGAGGACTGCAGCATCAATACCCGCATCCGCACGGCAAAGATCGCCCTCGGCGAGGCGCTCATCAAGCTGGTGTTGAGTCGCTGTACGCTCAACAGGTTCGCGGTGACCAACCCCGCAAGGTGGAAGATCGTCAAGGAGGATTAGGGTTGGACGAAGAAAGGGAGCCGCAAGGCTCCTTTTTTTTGCACTGCAGCAGCCGCTCCCACGTTGGATCGAAGTACATCGTCACGACCCGATCGAACAGCCAGAAGAGGGCGCCTTTCGACGCCCGGCACATCAGGCCGCGAGCCGCTGGGACTGGCTCCTTGCTACACCGGCATACCGTTTCTGGCATGTCAGTACCCGATTACGATGAAGGTGCAGGTGTTGTTCGCCACGGCGCCGGCCTGAGCCATGTCATTGCCTTCCGATCGCTATGAGACTGGCGGCAAGGCTTGGCGAGCCGGAGCTTGGACAAAGAATGGCGAATGAGACGTCTGTCAGTCCGGGAGAAGCACAAGATACCCACGTGAATTGATTAGTGGCGTCCGATCCTGTCGCGATGACACTTGGAGGGTCGCCGGAAAATGCCCTGGGAAATGTCCAAGTCAATCCCGTCTTGGCAAATACCGCCCCTAGCGCAGAGACCGCGGTAGCGCCATAGGACTTGCGCGCGTAACATATTTGCGTCCCATCCGCAAACAGCACATACACTCCATTTGCGTTTGACCCATAGGACACAATCGGAGCGCCAAGAGCGTATGGCATGATGGGAAGCAACAGTTTGCCGGCAGCATCTACCGTCATGACATCCTGCGTTGTCGCTCCGGCGTTACCTCGAGCCAGTTTCATCGTGCCGTTGTCGGCAGAGGCATCGAGCGTGAAGTTGTTCGCTGGGGTAGCAGAACTTCCAAGCTGGACCTTTTGCGCCCCTACCGCATACGGGGCCAGCGCCTTGACGGTCTTCGCTGTCCCGTCGATCTGCAGCGAGTCCTCTGCGGCGACGCCGATCAGGACTTTGGTGCCGGTTGCGTCGGCTGTAATTTTCGCGGTCATGTCAGTTCCTCAGCTCCAGCCATTTGATGTTACTCGGGGTGCCGCCAGAACCATCGAGACGGTATGACACACCAACAGGGATGACCGCATTGGTAATCAGCGCCACATTACCTGCTGCTGCGAACCCCACTGAACTCACTACCACAGCGCCGATCTCGAACGAGACAACCCCCGCCGAAGCCCCGAGGTTACAGGAAATGGACACCTGGATCGGCTGGTCGGTGGTGTTCGTATAGGGAGTGGCGACAGCACGACTAGCGGTCACGTCTTGCCAAGTCTGCGCGTTCTGCGGAAACGTCACTTTACCAGCAGCATTCACCGTCATGACGTCCTGCGTGGTCGCCCCAGCATTGCCACGGGCCAACTTCATCGTACCGTTGTCAGCGGAGGCGTCAAGCGTGAAGTTGTTCGCCGGAGTCGTTGAGAGGCCAAGCTGAGCCTTGATTGACTTGATGAGGGACATCAGTTCTGAACCTCCCGAATGGAGCAGACCACGTTGCTGCCAGTGGCGGCGCTGTTCGTGTTGTCGGATTGCGAGTATAGGGCGTACCGGCGGGAAGTCAGCGTGGTGTTCGCCTCGAACCCGGTAATCGCCGCAGGGACAATCAAGCTGTTGCCGCCCGATGACTCCGACACGTTCAGTCGCTTGTTCGTCCCAACCTGCGTGTTGCTATCCACGTTGCGGATTGAGAAGGTGCCGATCGGGTTCGCTCCGGCAACAAGGCCCATCGACCCGTCGAAGACCATCGAGACGACGATAGTGGAGCTGGTACTCTTCGGGACGAAGGTGAAGTCCGCAGTGATCTTGAACGGGGTATTTGTTGCGTTCCCCGCTCCTGCATCGGAGAAGAACTTCTCCTGGAGCACCGCGCCGGATTGCGGCACATTGACCGTCACCTTGCCGTCGTTGGCGATCGTCAGCGCCACCGGATCGCCATCAGGCGCCCGCAGTTGAGCGGCGTCGATTCCGTCCGTGCCCGAGATTTTCACTGTCATTACACGATGCTCCAAACGCTACCGTCAGGGACGGTGATTGTGAAACCGTTACCGATCGTAATCGGACCCGCACTCATCCCGTTCTTGTTCGCGGTGATAGTGTAGTCGCCAGTGACGGTGATGTCATTCTCGAAGATTACACCATTGCCCGGCGCCCCCGTAGCGCCACCACCCATCGGCGCCCAGGCGGACCCGTTGAACCACTCCGTCTGGTTCAACGTCGAGTTGGCACGGGTCTGACCATAGACCGGGACAGCCGGCCGCTGCGCCGTGGTGCCGCTCGGCAACAGTGCAGCACCAGTGGCGCTGTCCTTCGTGACCGCCGTTGCCGCGTTCTGCTTTTCGGTGTCCAGTTCGGTAATTGCCGCCTGCACGTTGGTCGCGGAGACCCCGCCGGCAGGGGTGAAGGCCGTCGTGATGGCTTCAGGGGTGCCCTGGTAAAGTGCCTTCCAGGTCACACCGTTATACCCCTCGAAGCTGTCCGAATCGTCGTTGAACCGCAGGAAACCAGCGGCAGGAGTGACGTCACGCTGCGCCGTCGTACCCGCAGGCATGATCGCCGAACCAGTTGTCGCGGTCTTCTCGACCGAGTAGGCAAACGAGGTCGCTGGCTGCAGATACCATCCTGGGACCGGAAACACATTCGAGTCGGTCGCATAGATCAACTGGTCGCCCGAAACGACCGGGAGCGGCGAGGAAGTCCCGCTGCTGTCGTAGAGGGTCAGCGTGCCGGCGGAATCCACGATGTACATGTCGCCATCGTTGAATATCGCTGAGGGGTATGCCTGGCTCGGGGTCTGACCGCCCGATGCGTCCCACGGCCCCTGATAGTTGATGCTCGTCGTCGGAAGCAAGCTCGAAGGAATCTTGCTGCCCGCGTCGAGCTTGACCATTCCGAACGGCTGATTCGAGAGCGGACGGATAATCGGGGTGTTCGGGTTCGTGTTGTCGATGGCGATCAACTGCTGGTCGCCGGACAGGACCGCCCCGACGGCACCGCCGATGTCGGCCAGCCGGGCCACGTCGTTCGGATTGACCGGGGCAGCGGTGCAAGACAGCGCCGAGAAGACCCCTGTCGCCCCAGCGATCGCGCCGCCAGTGATATTCACCGCGTCCTTGTTCTGGAAGGCCATTGAGCCCAGGCCGTCCGTCACCAGACCGCCATACGCTTTGATGCACGTCACCACGGTCAAGTTGATCGGGCGCGCCTCAGTACCACTTGACTCAGTTGCGCTCAAGCCAATCGAAGAGTTCAGCGTCACGCCGCCAAAGTTGCCAGCGCTGTCGATCGTGATGCCTGACTGAGCGGAGCCCGTGGTGACAGACTGATCGGCCGCCGCGAATAGCCCGGAGCCGCTCGACACTGCCGCACCAGCTTTCGCCACCGTGACGGTATGGGCATGCCCAGGGTCCGCCACCGTGTGAGTGTGCGAGTTCAGCGACAACACGTGCGCGTGATCGGTCGAGCCTATCCCGTGCGTGTGCGCCGCGTTGGCCGCCAACTGGACCGTCCCGAATGCGCGGCCAGGATCGACACCGGCACCGTCGTCCCAGGCCCGCTTGAACTTCCCGCGGAAGTCGGGCAGGTTGAACGTCGTCGTGCCGTTGCCGGGTCCGTAGAGCGTGCCGATGACACCGAAGAGCTGCGCGTAGGTTGTCCGACTGACCGCCGCACCGTTGCAGGCCAGCCATCCCGAGGGGACACTGGTCGCCGCGAAGTCCATCAGCGCGCCGGCGGGGAGGTAGTTGGTACTCGAACTCACCGCGGCGTTGAGCTGCTGCAGGGTCGTCGCTTCCTTCGGCTGCACTGCGTCGGCGGCCAGGATCAGCGGTCCGGTCATGGGGGCTACGCCGGAGCGAGGGAGCGATGCTGTCAGCTCGGCGGCGATGTCGCTCATCGTGGGGTTGGCCCAATCCACAGTGATGTCCGTGCCGGACACCACCGGGTTTCCTGCGGGGAGACTATAGACTCCCGATACATTACGAGGCATTACACTTACTCCTGGTCGGCAAGCTGTCCTGCAAACGTGCCCATTGTACCGCCGACAGCGTTCCTTGCCACAGGAGCGCCCCTCCGGCGGAGAGCCTCAAGGGTCTGATCGAGTCGTCCAGGACCACGCTCGAGCAAATCAGCCAACATGCTCGGGTTGGTCGCAAGGTCACTGATTCGCCGACGGACGTCTTCGTCACTGATGCGACGCAACCGGCGAGCCTGTTTCAACGCAAAGTTGATTGCCCGACTACTGAGAGAAGTCGGGACGTTTTCGGCGACTACTCCGGCATCGGTAATGAACTTCGGCAAGCTGGTCTGCGGGGCATTCAACGCATCGTATTGAGCCATCTGAAGAACCCGGCTCGTGATCTGGTCGATATGGTTCATCTGCGACGGTGACATAACCTGCGAGAGTTGCTCGACCGCTTTCGACTGGTCAGCGCGCTGAAGAGTCCGCGGCGCATTCTCGATAGCACCCAAGAACGTTTCGACCGTCTGCCTGGCGTCCCCAGGACCACGCAATGCGTCAAGAAGCTCCTGAGCCAGCCGACCCTGGTCCTGGGGCTCTGAGAGCCTGGCGTACTCGCTGGTCGCCGCAGCGTAGTCGCCCGACTTGTCCCGCATGAATCCGACAAGCTCCCGCCGGCTTTGCTGTAGTTGCGCCAACTCTGCCTTGTCGGCCGAGTTCGTGGTTCCAGTGAGCTGGTTGATACGCTTGTCGATTTCCTTCTTCGCCTGGTCCAGATAGGCAACAGACGCCCGTGCCGGCACGGCAGGTTGCGCCGGATTGAGGACCATGCCCATCGGGCTCACTCGAGCTGGGACGGCCGGCGCGGAGCGCGTCAGGCCGGCGTACCGCGGGGTGTCCGCAATCTCGCGGTTCATGTTCCCTTGCCGGAGTACTTTCGCCGCTTCACGAGCTGGGGACGCGACAAGCGGGCTCTTGGCAACGCTCGCCACCAAGTCTTCAATCTCAGGCGGAAGGTCCAGGACTTGAGGATCGGCCTTTTTGTACAAGGGGCCGGTCACGTCTGCGCGGGCCTGTTCGGCCGGCGACAGCGGGACACGACCGCCCTGCGTGGCCCGTCCGGGGATCGACGGGGCAACCATTTGCTCCAGCGGCATTTCCATCCGCTGCCTGTTCCCTCGAAGAACCTCACCAAGCCGGTACCCTTCTGGATTCGCAGCGGCGAACTCCTGAACCGCCTTCAGCTCAGGCAAACGGTCATTGGCAAAGTCGCCGACGGTCGGCTGGTGTCCCAACGGTTGCGGACCAGGTTGTGTCCCCCGACGGAGCGCCTGAATTACCTCCGGCACCCGGTTCCGATCAGCCGGCGAGTTGATGCTGTGGCCCAACTCACTACGGGCAAGCGGGTCACCGAACGTAGCCTTGGCCTCACGGGCAAGGCGATCATCCACCTTGTCCGTCAGCATTCGCGCTGCGCTGCGAAGAAGACCACCAGTCCCCTCGAGCGCCTTGCCGGCGCCGGTCAGCAACGGGCCGCCAACCGCGCCGTAGGCCGCCCCCTTGAGAGGATTGTCGCCCATCATGATTGAGCCAGCAGCGCCGCCTGCTGCGCCCTGGAGCGCCGCACGGCCCGCGGTACGACCAAACCCATTGCCGGCCAACCGCGCTGCCACCTTCGGGAGCGCCATGACCGCTTTGGAAGCTTGAGCGCCAGGGACAAGCGTCACTCCAATTTCGCCGACAATTTCCCCGGCAGTGCCGTACCCTGTATCTGGAACCTCGATCGGAGCGGTTGAACCCCACAGAGAAGGGATTCCGTGGGGCAGCTTGACCCTTGGCGCCTCAAGGCCAGTATTCCTCAGCACCTTCTGGATCGTTGAACCAACCCCCTTCGCGAACTCGCCTGCCTTCTCGAGCGCCCCGCGGTCCTCCGCCGGCGCGGCAGGAGCGTCATCGAACTTGTACCCTTTCGGCTCCAACTTGGCACGAAGTTGTTCCCTCGTCGTCCCCTCAGGGATGCCTCGGATGATCGTACCGTCCGGCAGACGAACGTCCATTACAAGTCCTTCCAATCGACCACTTTACCCGGCGAACCGGACTTGCCTGCAGCCTTCGGCAGCCCGCTCGACTTGTCATCTGGAGTTACCGGCTTGGTGCCGGCCTGCGACCACTCCGCCCGCATACGGCCGTACTCGGCTTTCAAGTCCTCGAGCTTCTTCTTCGCCGCCTCGGGTGAATCCGACTGTTGGGGGATGAACGGACGCAGCCGCGGAAACTCGGCAGCACTGACCGCAGCTCCCGAACGGTCATGGATTTTCAACGACCCAATGTTTGCCACCTTCGCCCTCGTGGCAATACCCTCGGGGTCCGTGTATTGCCGCACGGTCTCCGAGAAAGGCAAGGCATTGATGAGCCCCAGGGCCTGCGGGTTATCCTTGATGCTCTTGAGTGCATCGTCGATGCCCGCGATACCAGCGTTCGCCTCCTTGGCGTTCTTGACGGCAGCGGTCGAGGGCTTCGGTTGGGTGGCGCCGGAGTGCGCGCGGTACTCGCCGGTCTCGGGGCTGATCGTGAAGAGCTGGCCGGTCTTGTTGATTCGCCTGATCTCGTTCCCGTCGGGATCAACCCCGACGACCGTAGCAGGGCCGGCGAAGACTTGCGGTTCGCCGTTCGGACTAACGGCTCCCGCTCTGCCACCACCCCGGCCAACCCCCGCGAGCGTCTTCAGGAAGATTCGGTTCTCCTGGCGCTGCTGCTCCATTTCGCGTTGGGCCTGAAGACGCTCAGCCTGAAGCTGGGCCGCCTGTTGCTGACGCATGCGCAACTCAGCCATCTTCTCGGGGAACATCATCCCGGAGCGGACGGCTTCCTGACCCATGAACTTGCCCATCGGAAGCCCCAAGAGCTGCGCGCCGACAGCCATCTGGCGCTGGTTCTCTTCTTCAGGCGACAACGGGACGTCCTGTTGGACTTCGGACATCAGCGCGTTCGGGTTGTTCGGATCGACCGGACCCACCAAGGTCTGCTTGAGCACCTTCGCCTTCTTGGCACCTGGGGTTACAAGCTGCTTCGAGAGGTCAGCGAAGCGCCGCCGCTCTTCAGCAGTGATCACCCGCTCCTGTCTCTCGGCTTGCTCGTAGTCGAGTGCGCCAGCCAGCCGGTTGGCGATGTTGCCAACGGCAGCCCCTCGCGAGAAGTAGAGGTTTCCTCGCCCATCCCTGACAAGCCCTGGCGTCTCTTGGTTCTTGAGAGCAGCCGCCTGCTTCAGCGCACGCGCGACTTGTGCGTTCGCCGTATTGAAGTCGAGGTTCGGGTCACCTACGTCGTAGTCGTACATTACCGATTACTCCCAAATTCCGCCGCCACTGTATCCACCGCCGCCCGCCCACGGGTCGTACCCGCCGCCGGCACTTCCCCGGTTGGAGTAGTAATCCCAGGCCGACCCGGCCGCCTTGCCAATGCCGTTCCACCTCGAGGCGTTCCCGGCCTGATTCACCGCGTTCTGGTTGTTCGCCATCTGCGCGGCCTCCCAGGTGCGGTTCTCAGGTTGTCCGACTGTCGGCTGTTCGATCATCGCCGCGCTGGTCATCGGGATACCGGAGGGCATTTGCATGTTCTGGCGCCACGTCGATTCCAAGCCGGCCATCGTACCGAGGTTGTTTCGGATGTTCGCCTGACCGCCCAGCCAGTCGTTGTAGTACCCCTGCTCGATGTTGAACAGCGAACCAAGGTTGTTGCGAGCGTTCTCCTGAGCCTGGCGCCAAGCGTCGAAACCGCCGATGACGGCCTTTTGGTTGGCATCGTTGGCAGAACGGTTCAGCGCGTCCTGTGAGAGCCCCCAGGCGCTTCCTGAGCCCGTTCCCAGGCCCATTGCGGCCAGCCGTGCATTCTCGCGGTTGCGGGTCGCATCAAGGCCAGGTTGGAGCTGCGCCCTCAGCGCCTGCATAACGTCGTTATCGACGTGGAAGCCACCCTCAAGGCTGCCGACCAGCCCGCCATACTTACCCTTGATCTGCTCGACCAGGGCGCGCTCTTGCTCGTCGCGAGGCGTGTAGTTGGCCTGGATTCCGCCGATCTGCTCTTGGTACTTGCCACGCATCTGGTCAAGCGCAGCCTGCAGCTCAGGCGGGAGCGACTGCTCCATCGTCCATTCATCAGCAGGGGCAGCTTGTGCGCCCTGCATGCCGCTGAACTGACCAACAAGCGCCTCGAGCGCGTTGGCAATCCCACTGGTGTCGATATTGACTTGCTGCCCTCCCATGTTTCGGGCTCGGCCCGAGTTGGGATTGATACCGCCGTCATAGCCTTCGCCGTAGAGCGAGGAAAAGGTTCCGCTGTCTAGGTATCTCCGAAGTTCCGCCTGCCCCTCGGGACTGAGGAAGCGCTCTTTCATGCTCATGGCAGGAGCCCCACCGCTGCCCCCGTTGCGCAGCTCGTTGATGGCCGCCGTCAGGCCACTCAGATCGAGCTTCGGCGCAGTCGGCGCGGGCGCGCTGGAGGGCTTTTTCGTCCAGGTGGTGCTACCGAACGGCGAGCTGTAATTGACGCGGTTCTGCGCGAGCGCGCGGTCCTGCGCGGCCTGGTTCTGGAGCTGCGCCCACAGAGCATTCTCCCGGTTCAGGGCATTGACCCGGTTGATGTCGGACCAGCTCGATTGTGCCGCCTGCTGTGCCGCCTGCTGAGGGTCCTTGTCCTTCTTGCTGCCACCCATCAAACCGCCAAGCAAACTTGCTCCTGCTCCGATCAGTGATCCCAACATTTCCCTACTCCTTTTCGGCGATCAAATCATGCCGCCCTTCTCGTAAATCCAGTCCGTCGAGACCCAAAGCAGTGACGAACTTGTATCTGCGGCCAACCTGAGCGAGGCTGCGTATCCCACTCCAACAACGCTCACCCACTTCTTGTCAGAGTTTGTACCGCCTCCCCATACCGCACCGCTGTTCCACTGGTCGATGTCCCACCGACCGACATAGGGGATGACAGCCGGCGATGGAACGGGGAGCGTCTTGAGGTCGAAGTCCATGTTGGCACCGGCCTTGTATTGGAAGGTGCGGTCATAGATGAACGACGGCCGAAGCATCTTGTAATGCTTGAGCGCCCCTCGCATGTCGAAGTAGTTGAATGCCTGTTGTGCCTCGGCAACGATCGACTTCCCGTTCTCTCCTGCGATATCTACATCATCTCGATACCCCTCCAACGCTCGATAGACCTTGCCGTTTCCACCGAAGATCAGCGAGTCATAGATGCCAAGCCATGCTTGCGCCAACATCCCCTCGAAGATCGTCCAGGCTTTCGTTAAGGTATTGTAGATGAGTTGGAAGTTTTGCGACAGATCGACCCCTGGAACGTTGATCAGCAGGAGGTTCTCGGGGAGATAGGGGGTAATCGCCCACCCCGTTCGAGCCGCCCCTTCCGTGACCAACTTGCTCAACAGGGGCTGAATCTTCTTCGACAGCGCGTTGCCAACCACCGAGTCGGGATCAGGCTGCATGACGCTGTTCATCATCACCAGCCCGAGTTGGGTCAGGATCGCCACGTCGCCGCCGAACTTGCAGACGCACCGCCGGGTGAAGGTCGAGCCGACGTAGAACACGCCGACCAGCGCCCACGCTTGCGGGTCACTCGGGTCGATGCCCTTATAGACGGCGACCTCCCCGGACGACGAGATCGCGCACAGGAGGTCCTCCGGGCCGAAGCCTGAATCGACCGTGTAGTTGGTCAGGGCCTGGAGGAATCCGCCGCGGTTGAAGTTGCTCGTGAAGTCGAACGACTCCGCTACTCCGTAGAGCTGCTCTGGCGGCAAGTACCAGGCGAGGTTCGAGTCCTTCTGGATCGCCCACAACCGCCGCTGATGCACGACCGGGCTGATCAACAGCTTCGGATCGACGTTCTTCCACGTGGCATCGACAATCCCGTCGCCGACCACCAGGCGCTTCAGAGTGCCATTGAAGTACCAGATGCCATCATCCGTCTCGTTGAACGCGATCAGATGCACCCCAGCGGAGTTCGAGACGTTGGTTGATTCCCAGGCTGAATTGGTCGATGCACACAGCGGAGTCCCAGCGGTGAAGTCTCCGCCAGCGGTCACATCCCAAACGTGCGTGGAATCGACCGCGAAGAGCTGTCGGGAGCCAGACGTCGGCGAGTAGCGCATCAGCGCACCGATGGCGCCGGTCAGCCCGATCGCGTGCTGCACGTACCCCTTGCGGACACTACACCCGTAGGAGTCCGGGAAGAAGTTGCGCAGAACGATCGCGTCCTGCTCCGGCATTGCGGAGATCGGGTCGAGGGTGTTGAGTCCGCCGATCGGGGCAACGATCGTAGAGGAATTGACGACTTCCGCCTTCGGAGGTTGCCCGAATGCCGTTCTCATGCCACCGCCGGCTTCCAGCAGTCGTGCTTCAGGATGCGGCAAATCTGCGCCGCAGACACGCCGAACCGCTCGCCAAGCTCTTTCATCGTCGGACCCGTGGGAGTCCTCCCACGCCGCTGAGGACCAGTGTATTCGGTCCGAATCGTTTGCACGTCATCCTCGTTCAACTTGTTACGCATTTTCGTTACCTCGTTCATGTTCGCCAGTTCCCATCGGGGAGGTTGTAGGTTGTCAGAAACGGGTGCTGCCTCCGCGAAGTCAATGACAACTGAGGCGCCCCTTGATCCTGTCCGGTGAATGCGTCCATCAATCGGGCGAAGTCATTCACCAGCGACGTCGTGTCAAGACCCTTGGCCTGCCACAACTTCAGCTTGAGTAATTTTACCAGAAGCCAGTAATCAAACAAGGGCAAATCGCCGTCATTAGTGATGAAAGAGGTATATGCGTTGGGGTCGAGGTAGGACTGGACAGCCGCGTTCGACACGTACTGGTAACTGAAGACCAGGCCGCTCTCGCTGGGGACCGGGAGGAACTCGATCTGGTTACCGTTGATCCGGTACATCGAGAACGGCCCGATGGTAACGATGCCGTTCGTCAGGTGCTGCCAGTTCGAGGGGGACACGGGACCAGTTGTCGGCCGCGCCTCGCTCTTGCTCCACAGGGTGTCGTTGATGACCCGCCCCAGGTCGTCAGGGTACGGGTATGCCGCCTGGCCGGCAACTGTCGTGATCGTTGCCGTTTTGACCAGGAAGTTCCACTCGTAGTAGAGCGCCAGCTCGTTGATTGCGGAATTGAGCAAGGCGAACATCTGCGTCGATGTCTGGTCGAGCGAGATTGCCAGCTCGGTCGGAATGGGAAGCCCCAGCTCGGCCGCCGCCTGCGTGGCAATCTGAATGGCGCTTCCCCTCATGACTTACCCTTTCAACGCGTTCGGGTTGAAGACCGGCTGCTTCTTGGCACTCATCGCCGCCATCGCCGCCTGCATCTCGACCATCTGGCGCTTGAGGACCTCGATCTCGTTGTCCCGCTGCTCCAGCTCGAGCTGCAACTTGGAAGCTGCAGCGTTGTCGCCGGCCACCTTGAGGAAGACCTTCGCCTTCTCGCGCAGCGAGTTGATGCCCATGAAGCGCTGCGCCAGGTTGTCAGGGAGATCGGCGAGCTGCTCGACGGTCGTCACGTGCGCAGCGGCCAGCTCGGCCACCATCCCCACCGAGACATGCGGCCAGATGGACAGCGGCGTGCCGGTGACCGGCTGAGCCTGCTTCCGCTTGAACGCATCATATCGCGAACGGAAGCGCTGTGCATACTCGGGAGTGACAACCGTGTCGATGACCGTGTTGCGATCGCCAGGGACGATGATGCGGATGAAGTCCTTCTCATCGAAGATCGGCCGCCCAGCTTGCGCCGACTTGAAGTTGTTCATTACGGCATTGACGTAGAACTGAACGAACAGCTTGTCGTCCAGCGCGCTCTGCGGCCGGTCTTCCATCACAGCGGCCACGCTGTAGTCTGCGAGTGCTTCCATTGCTTGAATTTTCCTTTTTAGCGGAATGCTTGGAAAACGGGGCATCCCATACCCGTTATTTGGTAATAAACACGTAGCTCATCCCGATGCCGACAAACAGGGGAAGAATCCACTTGACCGAATCCACAACGGCCTTGTTGATGCTAACCCAACCGCTGATGTCCTCATAGACCGTCACCAGTGGTTGCGTCTTGTCGTGAATTTGAGCCAACTGCGCGAGAATCTGCTCGAACTTGCCCTCTTCTGCCGTAGTGTGCAGGTCCAGGAGCTTGTCGATGCTCCCCACTCGCGCCACCACGACTCCCATCTGTTCGAGCAACATGGCGTGCGCTTCCCGGTCAGAGTCTTCATTGGCTTGGAATCTAGTCCTCAGACCATCGAACTCCTGTTGAAGAGCTTGCACGTCGCCGTCGAGGGCCGTAAGTTTTGCCGCAATCCGTGCATGGTCTTCGCGCAACCTCGGAATGACATCACAGGACGGCTGCATAGGGCAGATCAGCTCAGGCATAGAACCCCGGAGACTTGTTCTTGGTGCCGTTGCCGGCGTGCGAGGTACCGCGCAACGTCAGCGTCTCGCCCGCCTGCGTGCCACCGTTGAGGGTCTGCCCGCCAGCGACACCAGCCAGCACCGCGTCGGCAGCCTGGATCGACAGCACGGTATCCGTGAGCGAATCACGGAGGTCTTGGGGTGAGATCAGCCCCGAGGTATTGTCGGGCAGTGCTGTGGTATAGCCGTTCAACAGGTCAGTAATAGATTGGGCAGGCATTAGATTCCGAATCCTGAAGAGAAACCACTATCGAAGCCGGTCAATGGCGGCGGCATGTCGCTGGTCACATGAACGCCACCAGTGACACCGACGCGAACCCCACTGACGAACGTATCGCTCGCATTATACGTTGCATTCAACTGGCCCTTGAACGAGCCATCTGCCGTCACCGGCAGCCCGCCAACGTACCCGACGATCGCACTGCCGGAAACATCGACACAGAGCGCGCCATCGTTGCGCAACCCTCGTCCTTGGTCGAACCGCTGCGGTGCTGACGTGCTCGTCCTGATCTGTCGGGACGGAGACACTGCGACACCACCAGCATAAGCATCGCCGGCTTGTGGGGCGCTCGAGACGATCTCAAGCGCCCCAACAGGCGAAACCATGTTCGACAGCATCTCAGGACTCTGCCGTCAGCGTCGCCCAAAAGAAGTCACCTGCAACCACCCCACCCGTCACATAGCACGAGTAGGTTCCAGCGCCGGCCGTGGCCGCCCCCGCGGTCACCGTGCAAGTACCGTTCTCCGCGATCGTGCCAGCCGCGCGTACCCACTGCGACGTTCCGCCAATGGCGTCGTTGTCGTTGTCGCCAACCACCCAATTGGGCTGTGGGGCAACCGTCGGACTAGTGGCCACGCTGCCCTCGCCCAGGGTGTTCGTCTTCTGTGCGCTCTTGGTGTTGAGCCCGACGTAGTTCGTGCTCGCTGCCAGTTTGGTCTCGGTTGGCGCTTCGACATATTCGCCAATCGGGGTCTGGATTACAGACGATGACCAGGGACTTCCACCCGAGTTCGGGCGACCGGCCGCGTTCGCAATGTTTGCTCCTGCTACTCCTGACATGATGTGCTCCTTCTAAAACCTCTTGCGAGGGCAACACGAAAAACGTTATTTTGGCTCAGACACGGCATCAATTGCGCGCATGGCTTCACCGAACGGTAAGACTCGTAACAAACCAGCCTTCACCTTTTCACCGATATAGTCAAGTACCGTTTCAAAATCCGCAACGTTGTAGTTGTTGCCGGTGGCACCGGAGATCACAAAATCGTGGAAGGTCAGACCGCTCCACCCACCCTGGGCAATGATACCATCGACAAGTCCGGTCAGCGTTGCTGTTGAACTGGCTGACGTTACCATTTGGGAAGGAGTGACCATATTCACAACTTCCCTACCGTTGCCGTAGTAGCTCCCGTAAAAACTAGAAAGTTGCCGGCATTTGACCATGCCCGCATCAACAACCGCTCTGCCGATGTTCATACGACGATCAAGTGTCTGAGTATTCACCAGCCCGTTACTGAACCCCACAACCCCATACCCTATTCCACGGGTTGCCCCCCGCACCCTCATCCATTCCCAAGCCGCCTCGATATCCGCTCTCACCAAAGCGTATTCCTTTCCATCCGGGTATTTCGTTGTGTTGTCCCATCCAACGTCTCCCGGCGTTCCCGTGTGGCAGATCAATTCATGACCAAGGGCATACATCGCCATGATCTGCGCCTCTGTCATCGACCCGACAGCGTTGATCCACGGGAATACAACCGACAGTGATGCCCGCAGTCCATAGGCTTGGAGTAATTGCCTGGCATACTTCCATTGACCGGAGTAGTTGCCGTCCATGAAAATCGTCAGCGTTGATTTTGCCTCGCGAATCGGGTCGGTATAAATCGGCCCGACATAAGTCGGGACACTGATCGCTTGCCCGGCACGTTTCGTCAATACAAGCCGAATTACTGTAACTTCTTCGGAGCCGACTTTTGCCCATTGCGCAGTCCCGCTAATGTGACCCGATCCGCTAACGGCCTGATCAAAGAGCGCGCCTGAGTCATGCCACTGGCCTGGGATATGATTGAGCCCAACGAACATAAGCACGCGGTGAGTAGTGGAGCCTGAATAATTGAGCCACAGTTGAATCGGATTGTCCCCGTCGCCGGCGATGTATGCGTCAGATGGCGCAATACCGAAACAAATCCGTTTCGCTCCACCAAAAAACGCAGGGGGAATCGTGATATCACACGTCAAAGTGTCCGCAGCACCAGCGGTCGCTGTTACCCGAAGAGCGGTTTTCCCCGCATACGCCTTTTCGGTACTCTTCGTGACGGTCCATCCGGCAGTAACCGAGCCAATGGTCGCAGCTCCCCAATCAACCATAACCACTCCGCCGGAGTTTGACAGTTTGCGGATGCCACAATCAGCCAACACATCACGACCCGATGACACGAGGCCGGTTATTGCGCCGTTGGCCGGGTCAGTCGTCGCCGTGACGAGCGACCCATCATTCCCATCGTAGCCGATGATCGGCTGATCCACCTGCAGGCCACCTACCCCGCTGTAATTAGGCATTTGTTACCTCAACTTGTCCAGCTACGAAAAGGGCAGGTTGCCCCGCCCTCTCCCACTTCACGCTTCTGCGCTCGTGCTTACTCGACCATCTTGCCCTGGTACTGCAGGCCCGAGGCGGTGAGGTTGCCGGCCCATGCCAGGATTTGCACTTCGGCGTCCTGATTGACGCTGTACCGGGCCTTCGGTGACAGCGGGACCATGTTGCGCTGGGCGTGCGGACGGTAGTGAATGAACTTGGTGTTCAGGAAGTAGGCTTCCTTCGTCGTCATGAAGCCGCCGACACCGCCGTCGAGCACCACGTCTGCGTCCATGAACTTCAGGGTCACGAAACCGAGGTTCGCGTCCTGCTGGCTCGTGAAGCGCTGGATCGCCTGCAACGAAGCGACGTAGAAGCTCCAGTAGGCGTTATCGACCACGATCAGGTCAGGACGGTCGGAGCCTCGGACCAGCTTGGCCCACAGAGCATTGAAGTACTGTTGGATGTTGGCCGCCGTCGTCGCAGCACCTCCGTCGGTCGTCGCGTCGAAGGTCTTGTTCTGCCAGAAGGTGAAGGCCGCGCGATCGATCCCGCCGACAGTGCCCGAGGTCGGGGTCGTTGCAACCTGCGCCTTGAGGCCGGTGATTTCCTTGCCGCCCGAACCCAGGCCGTCGCTGTAGATGCCGGCAGCGATCAGGTTGGCCATCGTGGCTTCGGCGACGGAAATGCGGGCCTCGAGCAGGTCGATGAGCTGTTCCTTACCGGCGTTCTGGAGCTGCTCCAGGCCGCTAATGGTGACCGGGACAGCACACTGCTTGATGTCGTACTGCGCGGCACTGATGACGTCCTGCGCGGCTACTGGCAGGGTCTCGTACCCCGAGTACCAACCGGCGTTCGCGTTCTCGGCGAAGGACAGTTCCTGAAGAATGACGTTGCCGCCGGAGATCGGCTTGACGTTGCCGCGCTTCTCGAGATGCGCCAACAGGGCGTTGTTCTTGGTGACGTTATCCGCGATGACGCGGCTTCGCGACTGAATGGTAGTCGCAATGATGTCCGTAACGGACGGGTTCGCAAAGGGCATTTTGGGCTCCTAGAATTCAAACATGGGATCGTCGTTCTCATCATCACTGTCGATGGGCGGCGGAACCGCTTCGACTGGCTCCAATGAGATAGGAGCCGACTTGAGCGAGGCTGTTCGCACAAGCGCGGAAGCTGACGTGTTGGACAGGACGTGGCCTGGCCCAACAACTTGGGCGAGAATGCCTGAAATCTTCATCAGAACCTTCCTGCGTCCCCGCTAAGCGCGTTGGCGATGACATTTCGCAAATTGGAGGGGTCGGGCGCCCGCTTCCCGCTACCGCTGGCCGGCGATCCCGCCACACTGACTGCAGCTCCTTTCGCGCGTTGCGCTTCCTGGTGGGCCTGCAGCGCGGCCTGCGTGGCCGCCTGGGTGGAAGACCGGACCGACGTGGCCGCCGAAGCAGCGTCGTTCATCCTCACCGCTCTAGTGTATGCGTCGGCGAGGGACATTGCAATCCCCCGACGGGCGTTCATCTCGATCAAATCGGCCATATCGCCGCGGACATCCTCGAAGTACGGGTAGTCGGGGTTGTCCGCCATGTCAGCGATGGTCATCTCGAGCTTCTGCGACTCCTGTCGTGCCGCTGCCTCCTGCGCCACGCGCTGCTGCTCGACGAAGCTCATGACTGGCTTCAGCCGCTGGTCGAGCAACTGCTCGATGTACGTCATGCCGGCCGGGATGTCAGCGGCGGGACCGGCCGGGCTTGCCAGCGTGGTATCGAGCATCGGCAGGTCGATGTCGAAGCGCTTGATCATCTTCGCGATCAGCTCGACCTTGGCCTGCTGGGACCCGCCGACAAGCTGGCGCTCAATCTCCAACATGCTGTGGATCGCACGCATCGGGTTCCCGTCGTACATGGTCTGGATGCGGTCCATGTGCGGAGCCAACACCTGCGTCACTTCATTGACACGCTGGCGATCGAGAGCCGACTCCTTCAGCCGCGTGTTCATATCCTGTTCGCGCCGCTGTACCTCGCGCCTGACCACCTCGGGCATGGACTCCCATTCCTTCTTCGCCTCCGCACGCCACGCGGCGGGCGGGCGCAAGTTCTTGTCCCCAGGCGACTTGCCGTCGGGCTCCCCCTTGGACTTGTCGGCGACCTCAGTGATGCTCTTGGTCTCGTCGCCCTTCTCGGCCTCGTCGGCCTTCGGTGCTTCCCCTTCAGGGGTCGCCGCCGAGGCGGCCGACTCTTCGACTGGTGCCACTTCCGCGGCGGGCGCTACTTCCGCGGCGGGCGCTGCGGGCTCCTTGCCCTCGTTGGCGGCGGCTGCCGCCTCAATTGCTGCTCTGAGGTCGCTCATTGATTTTCCTTATCGGTAGAGTTGCCTGCGAATTACTTCGCGGATTGCTGCACGGTCCGGGACGTACTCCTGGACCGAGGGCTTCGGCGGAAGGCCTTTCAACTCTTCCGTCGGTACAACGTTGTGCCGGGCGCAGTGGTCGCGGAGCCCGGCCCGCCCTCGAATGATCGAGCCATCAATAGGGGACACGGTGTCCGGCAGGTCGGGCATAACCATCGGCCCAGGGCGACCAGGAAGGCTCTGCATGGCCTCCGGGGGTAGCGGCTCGTCCTTGTCGTAGAGCACGCCGTTGATCTGCACCCAGGACTTACGAGCCATTGACTTTCCTTCTACGGGGTGCGGGACGCTTCGGCTGATCCCGAAGAAACTCGGGAATGAACTCCCGACCCGTCGGCGCCGCTACACCCTCGGGGATCATCGACGAGACGACCTCGACCCGGTCGTCGGGTCCGACGTCCTGCTCGAACGGGACGGGTTCCTCGTTCTGCAGCTCCGCGGCAACCACCGTCTCGGACGTTGCCCAAAAGACATACCCGGTTCTCCGGTCCTTCATCAGCCGGCGACCAGCCGCTTCTGACGACTTCACTTGGTAAGTGATGTCATCGGCATCAATCGTCATTGTCATCTTCCTTTGCGTCCTCTCGCGTGTCCTGGTTGAGCTGCATCATCGCTCGGGCGGAGTCCTGCGCCACCTGGGCGTCGAACTTCTCCCGATCCTGGGCCAACTGCTGCTGACCGCTCTGCTGCTTGAAGGCCATGTCCATCTGGTGTTCCATCTGCTTGAAGCGAAGCTCCATCTCCCTCAGCCGCATCTCCATCTCGGCCTTCTGCTGCTCGATGACCATCTCCTGCTGCTTGGCGCGCTCGTTGAGCTGAGCCTCCTGCTGCGCGATCTGCATGTCCAGCTTGACCTTCTCGATCGCCGGGTCGGGCGGCGGAGGCGGCGGGTTCTGAATCTTCTGCATGATCTGACCGAGAGTCTGGTCGATGACGCCCTCCAGCTCCTGCGACCCCTTGAAGCCGCTCACCGAGTACTTCAGCGCCTCGAAGACCACAGGCGCGCTCTCAGGGATCGCCTTCATGGTGGTGGCCGCCGACTGCAGGAAGGTCGCCACCGCGTTGGTGAATTCTACACCCTCCTGCTTCCGAATTGCGTAATCAGGTTCGGCGAGCGAGTCAGATTGGACATTGACCCGCCAGCCGAACTCGGTCGAGTCGCCCTTGATGAGCTGCACCGCCTGGTGGATCAGCGGGGCGTTCTGCCCCTCCAGGTGGAACTCCATGTTGGACATCTTGATGATCTGCTCAGGCGTGAAGTGCTTGGCGATCAGCTCGCCCTTCAGGCGCAGGATGGCTTGCGCGAACTTCTCGACGGTCTTCTGCTGGCGCTGAATGCGCACGCTGGCGAACTGCGACTTGAGCTGCTGCGCGCCGAGAGTCTCGCTGGCCTTCGTGTTGCCTCGAACGATGTCGCTGATGCCGGTCAGCTCGTAGATTTGCTGCTTGACGTCCTCGCGCGCCTCGCGGAGCTTGTCGATCGCAGCAACGATCACGTCCAGCGGCAACCACGAGACGGACCTTTCGATACCGCCCTTCTCGGCGAACATCGCCCAATTATCCACAGGCACGAGCTGATTCTCGATGCCGTCCTCGAGCATTTTCTTGAGGCCGGTAGCCGCCGCGTCGTAGGCGCCGACCGCCTTGCAGGCGCTGATCAGCAAACTGATGCGGTTGTTGAGCGTGTCCAGCTCGCAATACTGGTCCTGGATGATCGCGTAGTCGTTGATCGGGATCAGGTTCGAGTTCGCCATCAGCGCGAACAGCGGCTTCGGACACGGGTCGAACCCGTCGAGCTTCAACGGGTCTTCAACCTCGTCCAACAGCTCGGGATACCCCTTCGACAGCCAGACGACGGTGCGCGTGGCGCGGCTCCAAATCTCGTAGATTGCCGCCTGCTTGACCAAGAGGTTCTGCGGGTTGTTATCGGTGTCCCTACGGATGTCGTGATCGAGCGGAATCTTGTCGCCCTTCTCCTTTCCGAAGCGCTCCACGAGCGCATCGCGGTCCATATAGACCACCCGGCCCACCCAGCGGCGCTCTTCCCACGTTCGACAGGGCGACACGCGGAAGTCCTCCCAATTTACGTGCTCGATGCACACTTCCTGGCGCGTGACCGTCTCATAGGTGGCCGCCGGCTGGATGACCTCTCCGGTCATGGGGTCCGTGACCTCTTCCAGCGTGCGTTCCTCGGTGTCCGTCTCGACACGCAACCAGGCGACACCGATGCCGGGCACCAGGCGGTCCTGAACGCACTGCGTCATGACCGTATCGAAGTCGCAATCGTCGTCCTCCATGTTCTGCATGATGCAGTTCTGGAGCATGTAGGCCGCGATGCGCCCCACATCGTCGTTCGACTGGTTGAAGCGCCGCTTGACGGTCACCTTCGGCACCTTCGAGTACAGCCCGGACTCGAGGATGCCAACGTTGCTGGTGAAGATGTTGAATTTGCGCGCGTCGGAGTCTTCAGCACCGCGGTCGTCGATGAACCGGCGGACGGTCTTCCGCCCACGGTTCCAGAATTCCTCGAATTCCTTCTCGGCCAGGACAACCTCGTCGCGCCATCGCGCATACTTCTCTTGGGGGTTGGAGTTGGTGGCCTCGACGGACCCGAGGCGGGTGGCGCTGGACGGATTGCTCATACGTTCCTCAAATTCGATGGTTGCGACGGACTCGCGTAGGGTTGCTCTCCCACAGGCCGTCCAAAGTCATTTCCTGCATGGTAGGATACCTGACCTTCTCAGGCTCTCGCGATGGTACCACGAGCGACCCGAGGCGCCTCCCAATGAGGCCTAGCGCATCCACGCCGTCATCGACGCCCACGCCGGTCGCATTCGGGAAGTTGATCAGCTCTTCCTTCAACCAGCGCAACCACGGCGGATTGTTCTTCGGGAAGAACACCTTCCCCCGTCGAAACTGCCCGCGCAGCGCCGCCGCTCGTGTCTCCTTGTCCTGCCCGCGCATCTTGAGCGGCTTCCAGTTCAACCGTGCCTTCTGCTCGGCCGCCACGGACCCCAGGAACAGCCCGAACACCTTCGATGCGTTGTCGTCGTCGATCAGCCATTCGACCGCGCTGAAGTCCTTGTTGAGCGTCAGCACCCGTTTGACAGACAGGTCGGGCGCACAGCGGTCGCGCTCCGCGTGCAGGACGTCCCAATTGCCGTTGCTATCCACCCCGACGAGGACATGGACGGTGTAGTCGCCCGTCTGTACGGACAGCGCGAGGTCGGTCATCCCATACCGGCTCGAATGCTCAACTGGATCGCGATAGTGGAAGTCGTCCTCACTCACCCATGACCCGGTGTCCGACGGCGGCTCCTGCTGGTACATCGTGCGCCAGATGAAGTCGTCTTGCTTCAGGTCCTCGATCATCTCCTGGCTGAACCACTCCGGCCACAGGCGCTCGCCTGGCGCCCGACCAAGCAGGTCGCCGTCCTCGGCCACCATCTTCAGCTTGATGACCTTCAGCCGCCTCGTGGGGTTCTCTCGATGGCGATGGATCATGTACCCCGCGAGGTCGTTCGCGCTCATGCGCTGGCACACCTGGATGATCTTCGCATTCGGCTTCAGCCGCGACTTCAGGTCGGTGTTGAACCAGTTGTGAATCTTCCGCAACTGCGTGTCCGACTGCGCCTCTTCCCAGCCACTCACGACGTCATCAAGGCACGCCACGTCCGCCCGAAACCCCAGGATGCCCGTGCCCACGCCGGCGGCCAGCAGCTCCCCACCAGCAGTCGTCGTCCAACGGCTCGCCGCGGTGCTGTCCGGCTTGGACCCCTCGAACACGGCCTGGTGCTCCGGACTCGCAACCGTGTTCCGCACCCGAACGGACCACTTCTCGGCCAGCGGAGTCGAATGGGACGCGATGATGATGTTGTTCGATGGAAACCGCCCGAGGTACCACGCTGGTACGACATGCGATACGTAGGAGGAGTTGTGGGTCGGTGTCATCGACCGCCCGCACAAGAACAGATGCGATGGCGAATTGACCTCGATGCACACGGTGTCCGCCGTTCCAACCGGAACAACCTCGATGTAGGTGTTTGGTGTCCGGTACTGGTTGCGTGTGAGTATCGCCTTGCGCGGCAGCCGCGCGCTGCCCGACAGGTAGAAACTGACCTTGTACGCTGGCCCGTGATCCACTCCGTTCAACATGGCCCTGCTTTCCGACCATCCCGCCTTCACGCCAAGCGACCGAACCAACTCCCTGACTTGCAGAGCAAGCTCCAGGTTGGTATTGCAGAACGTCGCGCAGCCGCGTTTCCGGCACACCGTGCCATCGGTGTCGATCAGTCCTTGCAGAAGGTGCAGGCGTTGCTCACGAGAAGCGCGCAAGTACGGCGCGGGGATGTGCTTCCGCCCGTATGTCTTGTGGCGAGGGTCGTTGATCAACCCCAGCTCGACAAAAAGGTGTCGAACCCCCTTCACCCCGAAGAGGCATGGCGCCGCCCGATCGGTAGTGACGTACCCCAGGCGGTGAATCTCCGAACGCAACCACGGACGATCCTCGTCCGAACTGGTGATAGTGAGCGACGAGCTTGACCCATCCCCCAACCACACACCCAGCAAGTACGGGTCGATGGAGAGGGGTTGTTCGGGCAAGTCCAGCGCAGCCGCTCGAAGGACCATCGGCCGCTTTGAGCGCGAACGGGCCAGAAAATGCGTCTCCTTGATCTTGAACGTCGGGTCGCGCGAACGGTCGATGGATGTCGCGTTGCCCCACCGCCCGACGCCACTCAACGGAGGCTTCTGCTTTCCGCAAAGCCTGACCAACCACTCATGATCCCGGTCAGCAATGATCTCATCACCGCAGTCCGTCTTGACCGAATAGACCGGCCGATTGCGATGAACGGGTGACACCCATGTCACGTAGCACGGCTGGCCGTTCTCGTCGAACACCACGTCACCTGCCCGCAAGTCGCCCATCATGGACCAACCGTCAGGTGTTGGGATCGGCGTGTCCAGCGCGAGCGCTTTGGCACTACCTGGCGGGGTATTCACGATCAGATCGTCAAACGTGTCGTTCAAGATCATGTCATTGATCGTGTCGCAGATCAGCCGGTGGTGGGGCGCCGGCACGAACCCAACCACGTTCTTCGCGTACTCGCAAATCGTCTGCTGCGCCCTCTCCCGCCGCTCCAGCTCGGCCAACAATTCATCGCGCGAAATGCTCATGCCGCGTCCTCCGGCGGATCATCCTCAACCACCAAGCATTCCCCCTCGATGATCATACGCTTGATCTCCGTGCTCGAAAGTTGCTTGAGCTTCTCGGCGGTCACGTTGTTGACATTCACATCAACCTTCTTGCTGTCGGAGAACCGATCGCGGTTCCAGGTCTTGAGCATCCACTGGCGCGTCTCGATGCGCAACTTGCTTCTCGCCACTTCCTCCGGGATGACGGCGCCGTCCGGCACCGTCCCGTCGGCAATGTCAATCAGCTCATCAGCCACGCTCTCAGCGCCGATTTCCTGTGCCTCCCGGAAGCGCCGCTTGCGGTCAGGGTCCTTCATGATCCACCGAATGAACTCGCCGTACTTGAACCCTCGATGATCCTCTCGAAGTAGCGCGCGCAGCGGCCGGCCAGCGGCAACGTCGTCGATGGCGTGCTCGAAGAAGTTCTCGAACATCATATTGCGAAGTTCGATCACTTCCCTTCTCCGCGGGTACGCTTCAGCGGTCACCAGCCAGGCGGGAATGTTCAGGTTGGTCAGATCAGTCATGCTGACAGACTAGCATGATCGTAATGTGATTGCAATAGTACGTAACGCTTCAGTGATGTGCGAAATTTTCCTGATTTTTCTTCCCCTGCAACAATGCGTAATCTATTATCTGCAAAATTGGTGCTGGACTTGGGGATGCGGAGGAACGCAAATTTCGTAATCTATTATCTGCAAAATTGGTGCTGGACTTGGTGCTGCATCCGTAATCTATTATCTGCAAAATTGGTGCTGCATCCGTAATCTATCATCTGCAAAATTGGCGCTGCATCCGTAATCTATCATCTGCAAAATTGGTGCTGGACTTGTGGATACGGGGGAACGCAAATTTCGTAACCGGCATGCCCCGAACCTGGGGGGTGGGTAGTTCCATAGTTCCAGAATTCTGGAGATGTGGAATGTTGGAACTATGGAAATGACATTGACATCGCATCGCCGAGCTGCGCTGGCGCGCCTGCTCACGGTCGATCAGCAGAGCATG